GCCCGGTTAAGTTTTCACGTACTTTTAAAGTACAGGTTTCTACAAACCTTCCACATTGACATGTGGGACCTCGACTTTAAGTCTTGGTAAAACTGGTTGATTAACCAAAGGTGGTTCATCATCAGAATCGTCATCATTCATCCATGTTAGATGAAAATGCGCTTCAAACCTCTTTCTATCCCAAACATAGTCCTGTCTGATCAATTGATCAAGCATGGCTGTGGTTGCATTCCAAAAGGCTTGTTGAGCATCAGAAACATTTGCTGCGGTGTGATCACCAGCAAGTTTTTCGTCCTTAACATTAAAGGATCTTAAGTCTCTATCCTTGTAACTAAGAGCAGATTTCAACTGTTGAAACTTTCTGGCCCAATCTCCAGAAAGTTCACAGACAAAAATACCACGCTTTTCAAACCTGTCCCCCAAATCAAAGGGAACACGTTCAGGCATGTTATTGAATCTTTCAAGAGCTTGTGCTCTTTGTTCAGTAATTGAGAAGTTGATCTTTCGAAGAGAATTTATCTCTCGAAGGAAAACATCCAAGTCATACCATGCAGCATGCTGCATGATTTCTACACTTAAAGATGGATCAATATAAGGCATAATTATTTTGTTTTTATTTGTTTTATTATTTATGGGATGTTAATCCGAGTGTTACAAACTATTATAACACATATGTATTCCGTGAGTTGGCTTACGACCTACTTCCCATTTCCTCCATCAACTGCACAGTTCTAGGGCCATACCTATTGACACCACCAACAAATGCCTTTGCAGCCTTTGTAATACCTTGCCAAATCGCCAGGAAATGTGCAGGATTGTCAAACCACTGTTGTTGATTCTGAAGAGCTTCTATTGCAGCCTTATAAACAGCTGCCTTATAAATTGGTCTACCAATTGGCCTCCAGGTATCATCTGTCTGATAATCAAGAGCTTCAGCAAACGTCCAAAGAGCATCCTGTCCAGCTGACACTGTAACACTTGCATAGACCGCAAGATACCCAGAGTGAGTTGTAACAGGAGCATAACAATCCAAAAGACTACCATTACTTGTTTCAAACTCATTCAGAGTTGCAAAGTCACTAACATCAGTTGGTTTCAAATAACCATAGATTCCAGTCTTAGCCTTCTTCAGAACGGAGCCAGATGAAGCAGATAACTTCCTAAAAGTTGTCACTTCATTCCAAAGAGATCCAGGTTGAAACTGATAACCAACAAGCTTTCCTTCTGCATCAAATTCAGATGCCTCATTTGAATACATCATAGCAACAGCATAGACTCTAGGAGCTTTAGCAGTTGAAAAGTTCGCTTCAAATCCGGAAGCAGGTCTATGTGCCCAAATTCCATTTGTAATAACCAAATTAAATTTGGCAGAAACAATGGTGATGCGTCTGTTACCAGTCATATTCATCATACTAGGAGCATAGTAACCATCCTGAACCACATTCACTGTTATTACGGAATCAGAGGTTGTTAAGGCTGACTGAATGACGGAAACAACTCCTTCCTCATTACCACCTTCATCATAATAATCCAAGAACGTATCAACATTGCAACTTACATCAGAATGCAAAGTTAGAGCCATAGAATCACCTGCTTGCAACCAATAATATCTTCGACTGTCACCTTGTGTGCCATCTGCAGATTTTGCATACCAGGTTGCTCCATGAACTTGCGTACCTGTCGCTGATCCAGAATACGAAGCAAAAGGTACATGCAGAGGAACTTTGAAGGAAACATCCAAAAGATCAACTGTGAAAGAAGTAGCCGGAATGGCATCCTTACTTGCCAAAGACCCATTATTCTTTCCCTTCAAAGTATAAGTAATTGCTCCCCCTCCCAAAGATAGGGATGCAGGACACATATACCTAATGGAAGCATTAGTCAAAGACCTAAACGCAAATCCACACATATCACCTGAAGCAGCCAATTTTGGGGACGTAGAGCCCCAATCAACAGTTGTCACTTCCCAAGGATTTGCAATGGCCGTCGGCACAGTCGAATAACCATCATTCCATCGAATTGGCAAAGTGGACATAGGATTCATCATAGCTAACATAACTCGCTCGAATTCATCAGCTTTGCTCGATCCAGGAACTTGAATTTGACCACCACCAATATTAGGACCACTATAAGGAGTCCCAAACCTCTTAGGTTTAGGGGGTCTAATAACCGAAGGTTTCAAGATTTGTTTCTTTGGCTTTCTTCCTCTCTCAATAGCTTGCTTAATCTTAAGGTCAATCTTCTTCTTCAATTCAGGATTGAGTTTTCCTTTGGTATTAATATTACCATCAATTGCATGCTGCATCTTATTTCGCAACCTCTGGAGCCATTCAGAATAACCTCCATTGGAAGAAAGAGCAAACCTTTTCTCCAAATGACTAATGAAATGATCAAAATCGTCCATAAGATAAGAATCTTCAAACTCATCCCTAATTGGATCATCGGGAATAAAGTAAAAATCTGGGTCAGTGTAACTCATCGGTATAGCAGGACTATAATTAACATCTTCATAATCAGCCTTAGCAGCCTGATTTAGCAAATGTTGAGCTCTAAGTTGTGACACCCTATTCTTAGTTTTCTTCATTGCGATAGTTAAAGGATTGCCATTATAAGCATGCATTAACCTATGGAGCTTGGTTATTGTTGTTACAACAACAGACCAATCATAGGCTGCTTCCTCACGCAGCATCTCGTCAACAAAGAAATTGACACAAATTCGAATGTCATTATCTTTTCTTTGCGACAAAGAAGCCAGAAAGCTTGCAAGTTTTTCCTTCCACAAATAATGGCGGTCTTCATCAACAACAATGGTTGGAATGAGCTTTCGGAGCAGAGTTTGAACTTCAATAACCTGCTGACAGAAATCAAAGAAGTTATCACTTCTGGTTGTATCACTGGCTTGAGAGCTAAGATTAGAACCATAAGATATACGTTCAGGAGCGGCTTCCCAAGTCGGGAAAGTCTCTCCTGTTTCATCATCGCTCTGTGCCGGAATAACTTTCCTCTGAATTTTGTCAAACTTCTTTTGCTGAACTCTAGCAACTTGCGCAGCATTGGCTTCCTCATCTTCAACAATTTTCCCATTTGCAAAAAGTCTAGGATGCTTGTCAACAAGAACAACACACAAGGCTGCAAGTAAAGCATCTTGCGAAGGAGCATTTTCTACAGTAATTCGAGCCTGACGGAAAAAGAACGAACCTGTAAAGCATTTTCTACCATCATAGAAAGGTCTCTTACAGAAATTTGCTCTAATCCGTGGGTACTTGCGTGCAACCTCCTGCTTGCAAACCATATACCTGGAGATTAACACAGCCTGATAGGCATAAATGTGCTGTTTCGGAAGGGGTCTTGAGACACCCTGGTAAAGGTACGTGTCAGACGACACTTGATCATCAACTGCTTCAATGACTTCATCATTGGGGACTACAAAGGTATTATTATTGGCCATCTAATAATATATTTTCTGTATTTTACTAATCTATCACACTTAATCCAAGACGTAAAGTCAGCGGTAACAATAGAATTATAAACAATCCGTAGGTGTGTGAGTTACCCTACATCGCCGCCTATGCGGATTATACACCTCATCTAAAATGAGGTGTTATGTGTAGGCAAAGCCTACACATTGATTAGTATTTGAGCAGCTGTTCCCCCGGCTCTATTGCACTGGGGGATGAGTCCCTTATTGGAACTCTTGAACATTTGAGATGTCCACTGTGGTTCATCAATATGACTCCAAGAGTCTATAATGTGATACATCATCATTGCTTCTTCATAATTGCAACCTGAAATGCTCATTGTATTTTCCAATGCATTAGGTAAACCAGTTGCAACTACAAATTCACAATACTGTCTAAGAGAATCTTGATACTGAGTGAAATGATGATAGTCCTTGAACTTTTGACCTGCCAATTTATTACATCTACGATGCAAATTAGCAGCCAAACCTTTATAAGATAATGTGTAACCACAAAAATCAGAAGTTTTGGCAATTGCAACTTTAAATTGCAAATTAGTGAACTTTTCTAGTTCAGCAAGTCTTTCCTCATCTATTTGAAGGTTTTGCTGGCACTTACCTGCATCATCTCCACGACCAATGAGAACCTTAGGACCCTCACCTCGAACAACATAGTTCGCAGACACCTTGCTAACAATTTGCGTGCCAGCAATAGTATCTGATCTTCCAGATATTTTCTGAGATCCAGACGAATGCACAAAACAAACCTCACTGGAAATTGTCACATTATTCCTATAATGAGCGAAATAATAATCAATCCATTCAGAAGGTGCACCTAGTCTTTTCCAGAAATACTTTTCAATGTATTGAGACGATGTGTCTTGAGCAACATCCATTTCTATTCCATCAAGTGCACCAATGTCAAATTCGGCACCTTTAAACATTGTCATTGCTTCTCTGACTTGTTGTAAGAAATGAGTTTCCGGCATTCTGTGCCCATCCAGCACAATGCTAGGAACTTCTCCAGGAGGCATTTTTGTTTTGTTGGTCATCCCATCCCACATAACAAGGCACCTAAATAACAGTGCAAAATAAGCATTTGACTCCGCGGTTCCGGCGCATATTCCCTGTCCGGCTTTATCTAAATTCAAAGCACCCTTAAGACTAGTCTGAGGTTTAAAAATTTGTTTCAAATGGAATCTAATTCCGGTCACATCTGTGAGTGCTAATTTTTCTCCATGCACTCTCTCTAAGTAATGCCTCGCCATCGCGTCCCTTGCAAACTCGGTTGCCATATGCTGTAATAGTTCTTCACTAAATGTAGGGTCTCCAGGTCGACCAAGTTCGACTTTGAAATCATCAAAGTACTCATCAACCATTTTTTCACAGAAGAACATGGTATCTTCATCCAGATCAACGGGAGGTCTCCCAGCGGCATATCTCTTACCCATAACCTTAAGGGTTTGCATTGGTCGCCCTTGCTGGTACCAAAGACCGGCACCTGGACCATGTGAATAAGTAGTAATTGTATCATCCTTAGGGTGACCCCTAGCATTAACTTGAACAACCATATCATCTACATGACCTGACGTTTTCGTTTTAAAAATTCCTTCCGGAATTTGGCTTCGATGTTCATTTAATGTATAAATCTCCGGAGCCGTTGCAATGGCCGGTAGAACAGTATGCAATAAAAGATATGAATCAGACGGCGGGTGAACTGCAGCATTCTCCAAAAGAATAGTATTCACTAACGGATCAATGACTTCAACCGCTTTTGTACCTGTCTCAATTGGTTTCAAAAACTCCGTCATCGTATCATAAAAGGCTTGATCAAAACCCAGGGTAGCAATAACTGTTTTCGCAGTTTCAGAAGTATCAACCATAATGAACAATTTTTCGCTATGTCTAGAAATAGCAACAATCTGCAAGCATTCAACATTAGCTGTAGTTCCATCATGAGTTGTTGCAGATAGAATGACCACTTCAGATGACATTCCCTGTTGCGCCCGAACAGTGCAACTCTCATCTTCAAAGTGAGCTTTCGCAGCCGCTTTAGTAAATCCCATCCTAATTGCACTCATATTCTGTAAAGCCGTAATTTTGTCCTTTTCAACAAAATTAACAAATTCGACTGATTTCTCAATCAATGAGGACGCCTCCATACTGTATCCATATTGCTGATTAAGTTTTGCAACTATATCCCGTGGATTCCTAAAATTGACAATTAATTCATGCGTTGACATTGCGTCAAAGTCCAAACCAGTTTTCGATGTACTACCAATGTATGTACCTTCTTGAGGCTCTTGAGTCCTAGACTGCTTTGTATCTCCAACAAAGAAAACTTCGTCTGCTTGATTATTATAAATAGCAAGACAAATGAATTCCCAAGGCATTGATGTAAACTCATCAATGAACAAACGTCTGTGTCCATGAGAATCAATGGCTCTATGATTTGTTGCATAGGGTAAATCATATTTCTGCCCATACTCATCGGTTAATCCCATATAATCACCTCTCAATTTCGAAAAGGGGGAGCAAATGACATCGTTAACCGTTGCCATCGCCCTAATAACAAAGGACTTACCAGTGCCAGGACCACCTCTAATGTAGTGGCATTTTGCAAACATTTCAAAAGCTGCTTTTGGCATAGCATCAGATGCTCTCTTTTTAACATTCCTTAAACCAATATGATCATCATCATCCTCTGACAATTTAACTGCAAAAGCATTTATTTGTTCCTGAGTCATTGCGAACCTTTGCCTAAGCAGCCTTTCATCATGTGTGCAAATCACTCGTTGTTTGCCCAATTTTCCTTGTAATTCCAAACAAATAGGACAGTCGGGAACATCATCTGTATTGAACTTAACTGGTCCAATTGGAATTCCATTTTCACCAAAGGCTAGCGGATAAATAGAAGTTTTACCGTCACGAACGGTGAGAGTGGCTTTCTGATACTTCAAACCATTGTGTTCCGGATATAGAATAATCCTGTCAGTGAGATTTTCAGTCATAATCCAATCAATTAAAAGAGCAATTGGATAAAAAGTGAATCTTGCAGCATTTCTAAGAAAACGCATAAATTTCTCACGAACAGAGGTCGGGTCAGCCTGATCAAGCGCCAATTCATTCTTTTCAGTTTGAATTTTAACTTGCAAATAGACAGATAAAGCAAATGCTGTCATTTGCTTAGGTTCAATATCCCAAGGTACTTGATTTTCACCAGTGTCAAAACTAATTCCACCCATTTTCTTTCTCACATAGTTGGTTACATTAGCAAACTTATGCGCTTTCGGATCCAAAGTCATGGCATAATTGTAAGTCTCAGCATATTCATATTCTCGAACTGCAAAATACTTCAAAGGGTGAACAAGATGACCAGAATGATGATTAATACTCGCATAAAGGTCTAAAACCTTTACAAACATTTCTCTAGGTTTTAACTCTATTGTTCTGACAATTTCGGTTGTTGCTGTAATTTTATGCAGAGTGAATAACGTCATAGGACCAACTCTACTAACAATTTCAACAACAATATGTGTTTTGCCATTAGTAAGAACTGGTTTCTTCAACAGCGTAGCCCATTTTTCAAAACTGTGCAAATAGCCATTAGAATAACCGTTCTTCCAAGTTAAAACACCATACTTAACCCTTTCCAACTTGTTAATAGTATCCAAAACACCATCAACAGTGAAATTTGGGTTAATTCCCTCAAATCTCATCTCTGTATGAAACCTGTAATATGGATTCTGCGGCATTTCCTCGAAAAGCAATTCATTAGGTAACATTGCATAACCATAACCATAAAGAGCTTCTGTCTTCTCAAATAATGCACAAATATCATGTTCACTGAAATTGTAGATCGAATCTTCAAAAACAAGACAATTGGCTTTAACTGGTGAGGTGTGCACACAATCAGGTAAATTCCCAGTTGAATTCAAGTCGGCAATTAAGCCTTGCATGTCATAATACCTTTTGACTGGTTCGCGCATTTTCGTAGTGTCAACCTTTCTATCCAAGACAAAACGTTTATCTTTCGCAGAGCAGCGCTTATGTAACTCTTTTGAAATGAACTTTAAAGATTCAATAATAATTCTATTGACATCCTTCGCCTCTTTACCAGCAAACCAATAATGCACATTTGGATTTGTCATGTACATATTGTATTCACGCATTGCGGCACCAACAACTAAAGTCTTAATTGGAGTGTCCTTTACGCGCGCTAAAGACTGATAGCACCCACGAATAATCTCTCGCATGGCAGCTGCCATTGCGTGATCGTGAGTGACTGGTGTTTTTAAAGAAAAGTACAGCGAAAAAGTGCAGGAACTATTTAAATAGTTCTGCTCATACGGTTTTAGAACAATCGAACAAGGAACAGCAGACTGAATCTGCGATTTATACCTTTCGTTCGCTTCAGCAAAACCAAAGCTGGCAGCATTCTGATTGAATGCTCTATCAATTGCTTGATTAGCGGACATACTGGAATATTTTGATTGACTGCAAAAATTTGCGGTTCGTCTAGTTAAGAAGATGGAAATATATCTTCGTCGACTTACCACTTATGATTACAACTAGTCAAAATTATTTCGCGCTTAGGAGAAACTCCGTAAGCTCAG